ACGGGGAATGGAGAGGCCAGGACGGAGAGTTCGGCAGGCACCCGGACGTCCCGGCCGAGATGGACCGGCTGAGGATATGGAAGCCGTCGATCCACATGCCGCGTAGGTATTCCCGGATCTCGCTCGAGGTAACCCGCATCTGGGCCGAGCGGGTCAGAGAGATCAAGAACGAGGACGTCCGGGCCGAGGGGCTCGTCGTCCCGGTCGACATGACCCTGCTCGAAGGCTTCGGCTGCCTCTGGAACCACATTAACGGCGGGACCGCCTACGCCTGGGAGTATAACCCCTGGGTCTGGGTCGTCGAGTTCAGGAGGGTTAAGTGAGGCTAAGCGAGTTAGAAAAAACGATTCTGGGCTCGATGTGGGGTGAGTTCGGAGAAGTAGTCCTATCCGATCCGAAGGAACGGCCATGATCTACTCGGACGCCGAGCTCCTCCGGTGGTGGAAGGACTACTCCGAGTCCGCGAAGCGGGAGCTCTTCGACCTGATCCTCGAGAAGGCGGAGAGTACGTGGCTCCGCAACCGGGTCGCGTGGATCAGGAAGAGGTACGAGGCCGGGCTACCCATAAACGCCAACGAGATCGGGACCCTCCGGAAGTGGATCCGGTGACTCTGTAGCCGCCCGGGCCGAACCCGTGTACCCTTAGAGCTTGTAAAAGAGGGGAGAGAGACTCATGGGCAACAGCAACACGGGGACACGGTCGGCCTCGCTTCGGGTCGCGAGCGACACGCCTTCTCACGCCGAGAGCTTCGACGCGATCGTCCCGGGGACGTCCCAACTAGTCAGCCTCGGGTCATCGAGCGAGCAGAGCTCGGCGCTCCAGGCGACGACCACGATCGTCCAGCTCGTCTGCGACACGACCGGGTGCTTCGTCGCCTTCGGAGCGAACCCGACGGCGGTAAACACGGGCGCCTCGATGTACATACCCGCGAACGTCGTCGTTCGGGTCGGCGTGACCGGCGGGACTAAGATCGCTGCCCTACAGGGCGGTTCCGGTGGCAAGCTCTACATCACCGAGGGCGCATAGCCGTCGGGACGGACGCCATCCCTGCCCGGGTAAGACGAGGTACCCGATCGACCGCGCGGCCTGGAGGGTTGCCGTCAACGCCATGAAGTACCGGTCGAGGCAGCTTAGGATCTACTTCTGCCGGGACTGTAGAGGCTGGCATATTACTAAAAACAGGTGGCTCGACCCGTGACGAAGAGTAAGAACCCGAAGGATCTCGTCAAGATGGGCGCCCCGAGCTCCTACCTCCCCGAGTACTGCGAGAGGCTCATCGAGCACGCCCGCGGCGGGGGGTCGTTCGAGTCCTTCGCCGCCTCGATCGGCCGGAGCTCGAGGACGCTCTACAACTGGCTCGAGGCGTACCCAGACTTCCTTCAGGCCCGAGAGCGGGGACTCGACCTCCTCCGCGCGTACTACGAGGACATGGGGAAGGCGATCGCGACCGGGCAGCTACAGCGCGTCAAGTCCGAGCGGCCGGTCCTCGACAAGCGGGGGAGGCCGGTCCTCGACCCGAAGACGGGCCAGGTCCTCATCGAGCGGGAGTTCGAGACGGTCCCCGGGAACGCCTCGGCCTACATCTGGCTGACCCGGAACATGCTCGGCTGGAGGAACGAGGTCGACCTGACCCTCCGGTTACCGGCCGCCGGATCCCCGCGCCCGGAGGACGACGGGCTTACGCCGAAGGAGCGCTTCCGCGAGATCGCCGACGCGATGAGGGTAGTACAGGAGCTCCAGCAGGAGATAGAAGAAGAGGGAGATGTCATCGACGTCAGCCCTGCAAAGCCGGCTTGAGGCGTTCGCCACCCCCGAGCAGTACCGGCGCGCGCGCGCCGAGCTCCTCCGCCTGGCGCCGAGCCACTTCCAGGCGTTCGTCAAGTACGTCAAGCCGGACTTCCGCTTCAACTGGCACCACAAGTTGATGTGCCGCTACCTCGACCGACTGATGCGCGGGGAGATCCTCTTCCTGATGATCTTCGTCGAGCCACAGATTGGCAAATCGGAGCTAGTATCGCGGCTCTTCCCGGCCTACTTCTTCGGGAACTACCCGGACGACCGGTTCCTCGAGGCCTGCTACGGCGACTCCTTCGCGTCGGAGTTCAACATCGACGTCCAGAGGTACATGGAGTCCGACGCCTACCGGGAGATCTTCCCCTCGGTCCGCCTCCCGTCGTTCGGCTCCGACCGGAACTGGGTCCGGAACACATCCCGCTTCGACATCGTCGGGAGGGACGGGCGCTACAACTGCGTCGGCGTCGGGAGCTCGACGACGGGCAAGACGGCCCACTTCCTCGGGATCGACGACCCGGTCAAGGGCGACAAGGAGTCGCGGTCGGCCGTCTACCGCGAGGAGCAGTGGCGGTGGTGGAAGGCCGTCGCGAAGACCCGTCTCCGGAGGAACCGCGCCGGGATGCCGCCCCGGATCTGCATGACGATGACCCGGTGGAACCACGACGACCTCGCCGCCCGCGTCCTCGCCGAGGCGAAGGCGAACCCGAGGCTCCTCCAGCCGACGGTGCTCAGCTTCCCGGCGGAGCGCGAGGACATGAGCGACCCTCTCGACCCGAGGCAGATCGGGGAGGCGCTCTGGCCCGCGAACCTGACGAACCGGGACTACGAGGCGATCAAGGCGGACCCCCGGACCTGGAACGCCCTCTACCAGCAGCGGCCGTCGGCGGAGCAGGGCGCGTACCTCAAGCGCGACGCCTGGAAGTTCTTCAAGGAGCCGCCGACCCGGTTCGACAAGCTCATCCAGTCCTGGGACCTCACCTTCACCGAGGGCCCGAAGACCGACTTCGTCGTCGGGTTCATAGCCGGGAGGATCGGCGCTAAGCGTTACCTCCTCGACCGGTTCCGGGCTCGGGTCGGGTTCAACGGGCAGCTGACGGCGATCTCCGGGATGGCCTCGAAGTGGCCCGAGGCGATCGGGAAGTACCTCGAGAAGTCCGCGAACGCGTTCGCCGCGAAGCAGGTCCTCGACAAGACGATCAGCGGCGTCATCCTCTGGCCCGTGACGGGATCGAAGGAGTTCCGCTGCGAGGCCTACGCGAAGGAGGTCGACGCCGGGAACTGGTACCTCCCCGACCCCTCGACCTGCCCGTGGACCCACGAGTTCATCGAGGAGGGGGCGAACTTCCCGTTCGGCAAGTTCGACGACCAGGTCGACGCGTGGTCCCAGGCAGCGCACGTCCTCTCGCACGGCCCGACGACGGACTTCATGCCGGTGGTGGTCGGGGGCGGTGGCGGTTCTAAGTGGTCTAAGGTATAGCTTGCGTCCTAACCCTGGTTATGTTTCATAATCGAAAACATACCTTCAAACATGAAATAGGAGACGCGACGGATGACCGCCCAGAAGAGGACCCCAGACATCGAGAAGAAGAAGATCATGAAGGTCCTGACCTTCCCCCTCTCGACGAACGAGATCGCCCAGAAGGGGCGCCTCGCCGCGGAGACGCGGCACAAGATCCTCGAGAAGAACCGCGAGTTCGACGACGTCAAGACGAAGTACAAGGGCCAGATCGGGGCGCTCGAGCTCGAGCTATCGGAGCTCCTCCACACGATCAAGCGAGGGGACGAGGAGCGGAACGTCGAGTGCACGATGGTCCTCGACTACGAGAGGTACGTCGTCTCGTACGTCCACCCGGTCGACGGAGAGGACGTCACTTTCGAGGAGCGCCCGATGACCCTCGACGAGCGGCAGCCGGAACTCAGCCTCGCTAGGCGCGTAGAGCGTCTCGAGAAGACGGTCGAAGAGCCGGCCGGGACCGCGTAAGGGTACCCGGATGAGCGTACGCGTAGCCGATGTAGTCACCGTAACAGTAAACGGCGTCTCGCTCGAACAGCCAGAGCCTATGCCGCTATGGACGACCCAAGCAATCGAGTCGTCCGAACTTCGATCGAAGCGAGGCGCTACACGGCAACTTCGGAGAACTAAAGCCGGCGTCCGGAAGAAGCGAAAGGGCTGGGCGTGAGGTTCGCTCTTTCGATGATCCTATGGGTCGGGGCGCTCGCGCTCCTGATCTACCTGGCGTTCGTTACGGGGAGGCCTAGGTGAACATCCTGGTCGACGTCGTCTGCTCGGGCTGCAAGATGAAGACGAAGTGCTCGCTCAAGCGGCCAGGGGCGATCGGGTTCGAGGTCTTCCGGTTCCGGTGCTCCTCGTGCGAGAGCGAGAATATGGCCCGAGTCCGCCGAGCTCGGAAGGACTCCCTGAAGAGCCAGAAGCCCGGGGAGAAGCAGCAGATCGTCGTAGAGACGTACACGAAGGTTATCAAGGCGAGCCCGCTCCTGATCGAGATGCTGAAGCAGGAGGCGGAGGAGAAGCAGATGACGGCGGCCGAGAAGGACGCCCAACTAGCGAGGGAGGAAGAGGATGCCGTTCAACGTGGAGACTTGGATCGAGGAGTTCCAGCCGGTTCTCCGGATAACGAAGCGCTGGGACGCGTTTGAGCACATAGCCCGGACCGTCGCCCGCGCGAAGGATGGGGTGATCGTCGAGACGGGATGCGTCCGCGCAGAGAAGGACTGGGATGGGGCCGGCCAGTCGACGATGGTCTGGGACTGGATGGCCAAGCACCAGGAGGGCGGGAAGCTCGAGGTCGTGTCGATCGACAACGACCCGGCACACGTAGAGCTCGCGAGCCGGCTCTGCACGAGCGTCAGCTTCGTCTGCATGGACTCGATCGAGGAGCTCTCGACGATGCCGAAGGACCTCCTCGAGCGAGCAACATTGTTGTTTTTGGACTCGATGGACCACAACCCGCCGTACGGGGAGTCCGAGCTCCACGCGGCCGGCGAGCTCGCCGTCGCCTGGAGGTGGCTCCCAAAGGGGTGCCTGATCGCCGTCGACGACTGCAACCCGGACGGGACGGGGAAGCACTTCCTAGTCCGTCAGTTCTTCGAGCGCCTGAAGATCCGCCCGGAGTTCGAGAGCCACATCACGATCTGGAGGAAGCCCTGAACGCCGAGCTCGACGCCCTCTACCGGGCCTGGACATCGACCACCTGGACCGGAGCCGCGATCGTCGGTATCCGGGTCTACCTGATGGTGGCGGTAGCCCAGGTCGTCGGACGCGGGATCGGGCTCCTCTTCGGGCTCCTGATAAGGGAATAGCGCGATGACCTACGTCTGCGGCTCCTGCGCGAAGATGATGCTGGGGTCCGGGAAGTTCAACTCCCTCGGTCCGGGCGACGCTCCGGACAAGCAGGGAAACTGCGACAACTGCGGGAAGGTCTGGCCGATCCTGATCCCGCTTCGGCCGTCCCTCTCGAGGCCGGAGCCGCCTCCTACCACGAACTCCTCGAAGCCGATCTGGGAGCTCGTGATAGCGGATATGAGGGAGCGAGACCGGGAAGGACGGAAGAAGTACGGGACGCCGCTACAGGCGTTCAACGGCCGGGACGCCCTGGTCGACTGCTATCAGGAGGCGCTAGACCTGGCGGTCTACCTCTGTCAGGCTATCGAGGAGCGGAGGCAGACCGGCGCGACGAAAGAGATACCAACCACGCACGAGGGTAGTACGGGGGGCCGGTAAGGACGGAGTAGCCGACCCGGACAGGTTCCGGGCGGAGTCCCCAAGGTGAAGTGGCCCCCCGCTTTAAACAGGACCATCCGGCTGACCGCCGGCACGAACTGAGGTAGCCTTTAGACCATGGCTGACGAGAAGAGGATCATAGACTTCCGGGAAATCGGCGTTAGCGGGCTGCGTCGTTTTTCGGGATTCGTCCTCGACGACTTCCTCCAGCAACTCCTCCAGTGGCGCGGGATCGACATCTACACGGAGATGGCCTACAACGACGCGGACATCGGGTCCGTGCTCACGGGCATCGCCATGATGGCCCGTCGCGTCCCGTGGAGGGTCAAGCCGGCGACCCAGCAGCCGTTCGACGTCGAGGCCGCGAAGTTCGTCGAGGGTTGCATGGAGGACATGGAGTGCTCCTGGCTCGACTTCGTCGACGAGGTGCTCTTCAACGTCCTCCCGTACGGCCACTCCCCGATGGAGCTCGTCTACAAGCGGCGCGCGGGCGAGAACCCGAAC